ACAATCGCAGCACCAATTACAACTAATTTTAATTTTAAAGATACCATTATTCTTTGAATGTATTATTAATTATATAATTGTTATTAATATATTACTATAATATAATTATTTTATAATTAAAATCGTGCGATTTTATTTATAAAATAATCATTACTTTAAATTAAGTAATTAAATATTTATTTTATGTTGTATTCGGTATAATCCACATTATATTTTTCAGGAATGCTGCTTGTTTCAATCATATGATAAGACAAAATGGATGAATGATTATAATTTTTGAAAAACCATTCTACAGTATTCACAGCGATTCTTTTTTTTTTATTGTCGTCGCCAACATCGTCGTCGTCGTCAATGGATACAAAATATAAACCACTGTATGCCGTATCATAATTTTCCGTCCAGTTTCCATTAGAATCTCGAAGTGCAAGTAACTTTCGAACAGATTCGTCTGTTTTTGCAACTTCTTGAGAGATTTGCGAATTATCAGGAATTCCTGATTTCAAAAATACATTCATTTTACCTACGAATAAGACCGACCTAAGAACGCCCCCCTCAACATATTTACCATATTTCCCTATAGTTAATGCAGTCCCGTCATATAGTTCGAATGGTTTATTATCGTGTGTATAACAGGCATACTTCATTGAAGATAAAAAATTTGTTCCTACATAAAATGGACCAAATGAGCTTTTTAATGGCGCCTTTAATAACCCAAAAAAAGCCAAATATGTGATTTTTTGATACTGGTCTCCATAGTAACATATTACCGGTGTTTCTATCAACTGGCTCTTGCAATCATATAACCGCATAATTGCAGGATTTCTTATAAAGAGGTCGGTTGCACGTTTATCGACATCGACATACAAGACTTTTTTAAAATTTACAATTTCACTTGTAACCGTCCACCACAAATCGTCGTCAGAAATTGAAAGTTTATGAGGGAATTTAAGTTTTCTAAAATATTTATGAAAAAAGAAATAAACATCATTACCTTTTTTTAAATTCCCTCTATATTTCAAAACTTCATTATCTTCAACTATAACTGTTGAAAGATGATTTTTTGCTTGGTCAAGCGCCGTTCGTTTTGATGGAGCATATTTTACACTTGGGAATTCAAACTGTTGTTTTTTTGACTTCTTATTATAACAATACTTCATCATATATTCAATGAATGGCAGCTCACACGATGTATTAATTTGATAAATACAAATGTAAAGCATCGCTTCTTCTCCGTGGGCGTCAATGTCGAGTTCATCAACGTCTTTTTTGAGGGTGGATGCAAATGGATAAATATCACAATCGCCACTGTCTTCCTCGTCGCCGTTTGTTTCACTGCCGCTTCCATTTGAAAATTCATATGCACCCGTGTCACCCAATTTGTCTAAACTATATTGCAGTGATAACTCATTACTATTTGCATAATCATGATTGTATTTTTTATTTTTATTTATTTTTTTATTGTCTGTATCATTTTTTCGTGAAGACTTTCCAGGCAACATGTTTTATTTATTATATTAATCATATAATAAATAATTGTTTATACACTATTTATTAATCTTATCTCATTTTTTCTTTTCGGTGGATGTAATAAATATTACAGTTTTTTTCGACGTATCGATTCTTTTATTTTTTCTTCTCTCGTTTCCATTAAAAAATCTCCAACTTTTTGCGCTTGATTCTGGTCATTTTGGTAAAATTTCAACAGAGCATTCATAAGAGTATTTTTATTCAAAGGCGCTTTTACTTTTGTTGTTGAGTATATAAGTTGCCCACCATTTATGTCGAAACAATCAATTTCATTGTCCTTCATGATGTGCAATAATTTATCTGTAACGTCTTTCTTTTTATCTTTTCTCTCCTTAATTTCTTTTTGAAACTCTTTTATTTCATTGTCCATTTGTATCCACGCTTTAACATTTTTTACGAGTTGTTCTTTTGTGTTTGCATCTGTTACAGACATATTTTATTATTTATATATACATCTATGTGAATATCCTTTTATTATGTTTATTAAAATCATTAAATAAACATAACTAATTTATATAGAATAAATAACACATTTAACATATAAATACATTATCATACATATATATAACCAATTACATTAACCAATACAAGAAGACAAATACACAAACAAACGAAATGATAGAAATTGTATCAGCAAGCATAGCAATATCAGTTTTTTTTATTGTAGCGTGCGGGAGTTTCTATTTAAAAGATAAATATTATAGGAACAACTATTATAATACAAAACCGCATCATCATTATCAACAACCACTTAATGACAGCAATTATTTAGAAAGGGTGTAACAATAACTATATTTAATTGACTATGATGTGGGTCTTGGTACATACCATGGAAGAGCGTCTAGCTCAGCAGTAGTGAAGCCTGCTGCCTGCAGCTCACTATAAGTGTAGCCACCGTCGCCAGGAAGAGTCACCATTTCAGTTGCGACATAGCCACCAGACTTTAACTCAGTTGCTGTAAAACCTTTAGACTTCAACTGTGCCGCAGTATATTTATTATTCCTTAATTCTTGGACAAGTGTAACAAAATATGTTAAATGACTGTGGTTTAATGGTATATCAGCAAGATTTGTCGGTGTCAGTTTATTGCCAAATTTAATAGAATAAAGTCCATTTACATGTTTATATCCTTGTTCTTCAGTAGGTAACATGGGAACAAGGTCATAATCATTCACTATGCGCCAGCTACCTGCTGTTCCATTAGTTAAAGTTTTAGCATTGAAAGTATCGACAAAATCCACATCACCTGCTCTCGGACCCGCAAAGTTATACATTATTACCGACTTAAACCCAGAAATATTTGCCAATATATCACAAGTATTCAACACAGCAAGGGCTCCTCCCAAACTGTGACCAGTAACATGCACAATTTTATCTTGTTTTTGTGTCACAGCATTAAGGTAATTCATGACGGTATTCTGAGGAGATAATATGCCACTGGGGTTGGGATTGGTGGTTGGTGTGATGTAAAGCTCCTGAAAACCTAAATGCACCATTTCCTTTTGCGGAACTTGTGGTAGGAAAGAACATGGCGTTTGGTCAAATTTAGCATCTTGCTTCCATTCAGCAGTATTGCCAGTTCCGCGCCAATTTATAAAAATATAATTAGATGCAATACTTTCGGTAATAAAACCCAATGGAATAGAAGGTTTTGAAATTGGGTCAGATGCACCAAATGCATCGACTACGTTCTCATAAATTGCATTAATCACTGTAACAGGATTTTTATATAATGTATCAAAAGGTGGTGGAATTTCCCAAGGATTGACGTCGTCAACCTTAAACTGATTATACTGGTCATAAGCAAAAATAGACAATCTCATTAGTTCTGCTGCTTTTGTTAAATCAAAATTTCCAGTTGGATTAGATGTAATTTCTGATTGGGTAAGTACTCCATTACCGTCAGCATCATAATATAGGAATTGCTCAATGGTAATTGGGTTGACAGGAACGACAGGAACGACTGGAACGACAGGAGCGGGCGGGGGTTGATTGCTCTGCTGTCTATTTCTTGCCTTGGGGTTTTGATTTGTTTTTACTGCTCTGTAAAAATTTCTTCCCATTATTAATAAATATAAATATTATACATTTCACATGTATTATTTTTTTTACCAAAAAAACAATGCTAAATCAAACGCAGGACAAACCATTAAAACGCATCTAATTCCTTGTCAATAAATATTTCCTTACCAATTGTTTTAATCATCTTTTTCCCACCATTTTCTGTTATTGGGGTGCTAACATGATTCATTGTTACAAGAAATTTATCTCTTTTATCATCATTTGTTTTTATTTCTGGGTCTGAATCTCTCAGCTCTTTCAAAGTATACATTTGTTTTTTTGAAAGAGTATCTATCGATTCTTTAAGTTTAATATTTCCGTCATCTTTTTCCCATTTTTGTTCATCTTTAATGTACATTACATCTCTCTTTTGGTCAGTGCAGTGAATGGGGCGCTTGTAAACATCCAGCTCTTTTAACCCTCTCAACATGATTGTGCTGACACTTTCTTCCAGGCTCTTGTCTCTCGTAATTTCCAAATCATGAAACGTGACTTTGAGTGATTTAATAAAATCGCACAGGTTTATCGCATCTTTACACTGTTCGTTTAAAAAAATATTTATGTTGAATTTCTGTTTAATATTTTTGTGTCTTATATTATTTGTTGTTGTTGTATTATTATGATTTGCAATCATTTCTTTCAACATATCATTCTGTTCCTTCATGAATATTTTCATTGATTCATTATCTTTTAATAATTGAAGGATTAGTTCATTTTTATTTTCGCCGGACTCATCATCACATTCATTAATATAAAATTCAAGTTCTTTTTTATCCTCGCTTGTTTTCAACGACGATGAAGATGATGATGCAGTACTATTTTGAACTTCGTCAAGGTGTTTTCTAGTCATCAAATGTTGTTTAAAATGTTTACTTTTAAAGCACCTATAATTGCAATGGTTGCATATAAATATTTTATCAGTGGCACTACTGCTCTTGCTCTTGCTCTTGCTCTTGCTCTTGCTCTTGCTCTTGCTCTTTACACTACCATTGTTATCGTTTACATTTCCGCCATCAATATCAATACTGTTGCAATCTCCATTATTATCTACAACAACACTTGTTTTTTTATTCAACATATCAGAATGATGTATTTCTCTCAAGACAATGTCAATGTGTGTTTTACATTCGTATTTTTCTAATATCTGTAAAATCCAATTTTCCCATCCTCCGCTATTTTTAATGAAATCAATCATGTCAGAATAATATATTTCCGACTGGGTCTGTTTTTTCAATATATGTTTTCTTTGGTTTACATTTGTGGTGTGACCTATAAATACTTTAGTGATGTTTGGAGATAAACAACATATTTTATAAAATATCATTTCGGCATAATTTATTTTGACCTTGGGCATTCAAAAATTTATAAAATGTTCATATACATGTAATATATTATTTATTCTTATATTGTTTTTATTCGTATATTATTTTCATTGATTTTTTTGTCCTATTTTGTCCTATTTTGTCCTATTTTGTCCTATTTTGTCCCTATAAATTCAACGTATTTCCAATAGTCTTATCCACGGTCCTATTTTGTTCTTATTCATGTTTATTTTGTTCTTATACAGGCGATATTTGTCCTATTTTGTCCTATTTTGTCCTATTTTTTTGGCATATTTTCTAGATTTTTCCAGATTTTCTCGGATTTTTCCAAGTTTTTCCAAGTTTTTCCAATTTTTTCTTATGCAGTCAGGTATTTTTTTAGAATATAATCAAGACCGTGTGTGATACGGAGTTGCACACTTATCTCATAAAAAAAATAATGGATTTTTTAGGATTTTTTATTTTCAAGATTCTTTTTTAAAAATGGAATTTGGACATTTATAAATGTCCATTTTTGTTTTTAA